GCTCTTTCCTGTTGAACCAGATTCTCTAGATTAGCCATCATAGCTGAATCCAACTGAGCCTTATAATCAGCTGCAGCATCTATATAGCCTTTATGATAGGCAATTTCTTTTATTGCTATCAATACCACTATAGCTGCAGCTACCCAAAAGCCTTTACTTGTTATCAGATTTAGGAACATTAACTTTCTCCCATGTATCTGACTGTCTCATAGCCATAAGTAAACGATATTTATCATCTGATTCTTCAAAATCATTTACTCTCTCATTATTGTAATAGTATTCTAATTCTACATTCTCATTAAATACTACTTTCCAACCTCTGAATTTCTTATTCTTCAGAGTAATTACCCCTTCAGTAGGGATAAATGTACTAAAATCCTGTATTCTCATAAACACCTCAAAAAAAGGGGGATTTTACTCCCCCTAACACAAGGAAAAACAATTATGTTCAGAAATCTTTTGAAAACCACAAAAAGGGGCGAAGCCCCTTAAAGAGAGATCTCGCGTATTCTTACTTCAACTCTTGGATCCTCTCTGTCTATACCACCAGGTATAGCTGTAATCTTCCTAACTACTTTATAGTTATCATCAAGTATTACTTTGGCAGCAGTTAGAGAGTCTTCAAAGAATTTATCAAAAACAGATACAACATTCATTAAGTCATAGCTATGAGCATCTCCTCTGTAAACCGTATAAGTTAATTCAATTACATTAGCTGCTGCAGGTATATCCTGTAATTTCTCTACAGCCAGTTCAGTGAATAGTTTCTTAATTTTACTCTTGGTTTGATAATGCCATTTATTATAGTTATTCATAGAAAGAAAGTACTTTTTTCTTCCTTTCTTACTTAACTTAAATATATACGGCAAACTTATCACATAGTTATTGATCATTCTTGACTAAACCCCTTAGTTTTATTACTATTTACTTTATTTAATTATATGGGTGGTATATGAAATTTGTAATGGTTACTTCTAGTAAAAATCTAGATAAGTATTACAAAGCCATACCTGACCTTATAGTCATTAAAAAGTCTAAAAACCTAATTAAGTATTTAGCTGAACTAAATGATAACATAGTATTATTACAGTATGGTATAACTTTATGCAGAAGATTCTTATACCGAGTTACTGAGAATATCTCTTACTATGGGGAAGAGAATGTAATAAACTTATTCAATTTCACTACTATGAAGAAATTGGAAAAACCTTTAGGAGCTAAATACCTCAAAGAGATAATAGCTTTATACATTCCAAAAATGGTGTTGAAAAACACCCATGAAACTACTTCTGTAAAGCTTACTCCTGTAAAACGTATAGTAAGGTATTTACTGGATATGAAACAATGTATTTATACAGTATCTCCTTCCTTGGTTCAAACTAAAACTAAACCTTCTATCTGGTTTATAGATGATATAAAGCATCCATTCAATTTAATATTTTTTGAGAGTTTACTTCCTTACCATTATGAGTTTACTTCTACTACCTATTTATTATCTAAAATAAAGGGTAAAGTATCTAAAGAAGACTACCATTTATTTAAGGATAGATTACTAGATCTTAGTTTACCACCACCTCCCCCTACTCTTGCTAATAAGGCTATTCTTAAAGCTGTACGCAGCATGAATTGCCCTACTACCCCTATTCTTGTTCAGAAAAAATGAATACTCTATAATAATCTCATCAATAAGGAGAATATTATGGATATTACAGATTTATTAGCTTATGAAGAGGGATTCAGTGATAAACCTTATTACTGTTCCCAGGGTTATCCCACTATAGGAATTGGCTTAAAAATAGGCCCTAAAAACGCACCATTAGCCAATTACACTTTTAGGGTAAGTAAGAAAGTAGCACAAGCATTTCTTGAAGAAGAAATACTGAAAATCAGAGAAGCTATATCCAGCTATCCCTGGTTTACCAAATCAAATGAAGCCAGACAGAATATATTAATTTCTATGGCTTATCAAATGGGAGTTAAAGGTTTATTATCCTTTACTAATACTCTTAAATACATTGAGAATGAACGCTATATAGAAGCAGCTTCTAATATGCTCAAATCCAAATGGGCAACTCAAACCCCTAATCGAGCTAGACGTCATGCTCTAGTGATGTCTACTGGTAGAATGGAGTCAGCATATGGAAATAACAAATAAATTCCTATTACCTGTAGCAATCAGTATAATTAGCTTTTTCCTTGTAAATACTTATACAGATTATAAAACTCTATTAAGCAGCGTACAGGAACTTATGACTCAGCAAGCTATAGTAAATGCTAAAATAGAAACTCTTACAGAATCTCTTAACAGGAAACTCTCTCTTGAAAATGACCTTAGAAGTTCTCAGGAACAACTTAAAATTACTATTTCTAATCTTGAATTGCGAGTAACTAAATTGGAGGAGCATAAATGATAGTATCTAAAGAAAATACTGCTCAATTATCTGGTTTACTGGTTTCTTCCACTAACCAGCCTTATGTGAATACTATGCTTAAGATAGTTACCATTAAGCATGGTAAAACACCTGTTGAGGCAGATGAGCTAGTTAAAACAGATCATGAAGGCAGATACACCTTTTACCTCTTAGAAGGGGAATATGAAATATTCCTTACCTGGCATAAGAACTGGTTCTCTTATGGAAAACTGGAAATCTTTGAAGATGATAAAAACAAGGTATACACTATTCAGGAACTTGTAGATCGTTATGATAAGATGCACTCTGACGAACCCTACTGGACTAAGGAAAGATTATTTAAGTATTATGCTTTGGAATTCTTATTTCCTATTGGCAGTATTTACACTTCTTTTGTAAACCAGTCTCCAGCTGAGAAACTAGGTGGTGAATGGGAAATCCTTCCTTCCAGATACCTTAAGATAGCTGATGAGCTACATCCAGGTGGTTTTAAAGGTGGTAAGGATACAGTAGAAATTACTGCTTCAACTTCAGTAAGTCTTACTGAAGATAATCTTCCTAGTCATACTCATTCATTCTCTGTAACAGGTCATACTGATACTAGAGAATTAGTAGGTAGTTTCTGGGATTTATCATTCTCAGGACAAAGAGGGCCTTGTAGTGGTATTGTATCTATTACTGGTTCTTATGGATCTGGTATTGATAATTCAGGTGGTGATGAGTATGATCAGATTACTATAAATGCAACTCATAACCATGATATTAATATTTCTGGTTCTTTAGGAGCTACTGGTAGAGGTGAACCTTTTACTGTTAATGCAACTGGTTCTGGTGAAGTAAAACCTCCGTATGTAACCATTTATATGTGGAAGCGCATAAAATAAAAAAGGGGGATTACTAAAATCCCCCCATAAAAACTAAGCTATTCCTTCCTCTACATCTGTTCTATACTGATGCCACCCCTTGAGATTACCTCTAGGGGTATCTTCTTCAGTAAGGGGTCTACAAACATGTTCAAATGGACTAGCATGTAATCTATCACTGGTCACTAATCTGTCCACAATAGAAAGAGCTTTATCTATGCTTATATCATTCTTTCTATAGGATACCTGAGCGCAGCAACTAACTGAGATTAATTTCTTAATATCCAAGGTATCTTTACTTGCTGGATCAATAAAAGGTAAATGCCACTCCCCATAGTTTAATTCCTTTGGTTTAGATTCTTGATAGGAATCCCTCATGGCATAAGCTAAAGCTTGCATCTCAGGCTGAGCATCTTTATGGCATCTTAGATTAAAGAAATTAGTAAAGTCTGTTCCAGTTAAGATAGTTTTCATATGAACAAAAGGCTCTAATAAACGATTAGCATTTTGCTTATGAATTCCTAACCTATCTAACTTTTCTGCAGCACTTATAGCAGCTTTAAAAGCATCCATCCATACAATATCAGCTTCTTTCAGAAGATAGTCATCATAGATAACTTCTCCCTGCATTCCTTTTTTCTTACCAGTCCATACAGGAATTACTAAATTCTGTTTAGCCAGCTCTATCTGAGCTTGAATAGGAATAGCTCTGGAAGAAGCACAATTACGTGAGAATACTCTATGAGTCATAAGCTCAGAATGGATAAATCTAGGATATTCCAAAATAAAGGTAGTTACTCTATCTCCTTTAGGAGATATGCTATCAGCTATAATATCAACATTTATCATTTACCTGTGCTCCCAAAACCACCTTCACCTCTTTCAGTTTCTGATAACTGCTTTACTACAGTTACTCTGGATTTAGCTACAGGAACTAGTAAAGCCTGAAATAACCTTTCTCCTCTATGGAAAGTCTTTGATTCATTTCCATCTATAGTAGTCCATGCTATCCATTCCCCTCTGTAGTCTTCATCAATTACTCCTACAGTATTTCTTAAATGGATACCATGTATAGCTCCAGCACTGGATCTAGGAACTAGCATAGCTATATGACCTGAAGGGATTTCTGTAGCAAATCCTAGTTTAATCTTAGTTGGTTCTCCTGGATTAAGAGTTACATCTTCCTGTAAGTAAATGTCTAATCCATTTCCCTTATATTCAGGAGCTAGGAAATTTTCTACATAAGGTTTTATTTTCATTTAAAAATCCTTTTATCAATATTATAAAAAATACATGCACCTATCACTTGAATAATGATTAGATTCAGATAAATTGAAATTTCAAAGAGATTTACAAGGTACATAAAGGGCATCATAACTATAGCTGAAATAATCCAGCGAATAACATAAATGAAGAACCTGTAAGACACTCAGAAACCCCCTAAAATTGCTCTGTATTGAACGCTAAAATATTTTATGATAGAGTACATTACCAAAGATAAAAATGCGATATATAGCGTTTTTATTTGAAATACTATAATATACATTTTTAATATTAAAAGATAGAGTATATATGAGTAAAATTTATGATGTAATTCAGTCAACCAGAGGATATCCTAAGCTGACTAAATGGAAAAATGAGCCTACTGTACAAGATTTAAGAAATGATCTACAGGAAGCTAATTCTTCTTATTCAGTTCATTGTACTTCTATACAGCATTGGTTAGAAGTCCTTAATCCTCCTCCATTTAAGACTAAGGATCCTTCTAGATCTAGAGTTCAACCTAAGCTTGCTCGTAAACAGGCTGAATGGAGATATGCTGCTCTATCTGAACCGTTTTTATCAACACCTGATATATTCAAGGTTAAACCAGTATCCTTTGAAGACACTATGGCAGCTGAGCAGAATCAGCTGGTTCTAAATAATCAGTTCAATACTAAACTCAATAAAGTTAAATTTATAGATGATTTAATTAGAACTGTAGTCAACGAGGGTACTGCTGTAGTTCGTGTAGGTTGGGAATACTCAGAAACTGAAGTAGAGAAAAATATTCCAGTTTATCAAGTAATACCTTATACCCCTGAAGTAGATCCGAAAGGATCCATTATAGATGGTATTACAAAATTGATGAAACTATGGAATGACCCTATAGGAAGAAAGTCTGTACCTGATGAATGGGTACAAGCTACTGAGATAAATACAGCTCAAAAAGCTCAAATTGACCAAATGCAGCAACAGTTACAACAACTGGTTCAAGAAGCTGAACAGAATGGTCAACCTATTCCACCTGAGCAATTAGCTGCTTTTCAAGCTCAAATTCCTCAATTTACTCCTGTATTTCCTTTAAGAGTAAATTCAGAGCTTAAACAAGTTCCTGTAGTGGTTAACCAACCTACACTCCAAGTATGTAAGTATACAGATATACTTATAGATCCTTCTTGTAAAGATGACTTATCTAAAGCTGAATTTGTTATTTATAAATTTGAAACATCTTTAGCTGAATTAAAGAAATCTGGAAAATATAAAAATCTAGATAAAATTAAAATAGATGATCTCCCTCCTTCAGAAGTCATGGAAGACCTGAATGAGGATGGTACTAGAGGTTCTTTCAATTTTAAAGATGAAGCTAGAAAGCGAATAGTAGCCTATGAGTACTGGGGTAACTGGGATGTAAATAAGAATAAGACAACTAAGCCTATTGTTGCTACATGGGTAGGGGATATTATGATTCAATGTGAAGAGAATCCTTTCCCTGATGGGGAAGTCCCATTTGTCTTATTCAGGTATCTTCCAGTCTCAGATAATATCTTCGGTGAACCAGACTCAGTTTTACTTGAAGATAACCAGGCTACTATTGGGGCTCTAATGAGAGGCTCTATTGACTTACTGGCTAAATCTGCTAATTCTCAAACTGGAGTAGCAAAAGGAGCTTTAGATAAGCTAAATAGAACTAGATTTGATAAAGGTATGGATTATGAATTCAATATGAATGTAGATCCAAGAATTGCTATTTATCAGCATACATTCCCTGAATTACCTCAATCTGTACTGGCTATGCTACAAATCCAGCAAAGTGAAGCTGATGCTATTTCAGGTGTAAGAGCTTTTGCTACATCAGCTGTAGACGCTACTCAACAGCAAACTGCTTCTCAAGTAAGAGGAGCTTTAGATGCTGCTTCCAAGAGAGAAATGGGAATTCTTAGAAGACTCATTGATGGTATGATTAAAGTAGCTAGAAAGATTATAGCTATGAATGGAGAATTCCTCTCAGAGTTTGAAATTCTTAGAATTACTAATGGGGATTTCGTAACAATCAGAAGAGATGATCTTCCAGGTAATTTTGACCTAGAAATTGATATTTCTACTAATGAGCAAGATGATGTAAAAGCTCAAGAACTGGCTTTCATGCTCCAGACTCTAGGACAGGATATGGATCCAGCTATGAGAAATCTTATTCTCTCAGGTATAGCTAAATTAAGAAAGATGCCTGAATTAGCTAAACGTATAGAGAACTTTGAACCTACACCAGATCCTATAGCTGTAGAAATTCAACAAGAACAATTAAAGAATTGGAAACTGTTAAATGCTAAATTAGAGATGGAATGCCAGAAATTACAGGCAGATGCTCAATTATCTATAGCTAGAGCTCAAGCAGAACAAGCTAGTGTTTATAACAGTAGTATGGAAGCTCCTATCAATGCTCAGCTTAAGCAAGCTCAAGCAGAGAATTTACATGCTAAATCCCTCAAGGATAATCTTGATTTCTATGAACAGAGAGAAGGTATTACTCATGAGAGAGAAATGGCTAAACAGGGAGCTCAAGCACAAGCAAATCTTGATAGGGATATTAAGAAAGCTATGCTTATGAATTCATTAAAAGGAAACAGCAGACAGAGAGAAAATGTAGGTAGTACAAATACTGCTGAACCTTTTAATCCAGAACAGATCATCAGTACAATATAGGAGAAAAAAATGACTGAAGTAAATATTGAAGATATCAAGAAAGATATTGAACTTAATGAGTCTCTTCAGAGATTATTTAAAAATAGAGATTTTAAACATGTAATTCTGGAGACTTATTTAAAGACTTATGCTTTACAACTGGTTCAATTAAGTTCTGGTCAAGCTGCTATCAGAGATGATTCTCTGATGAAGTTATTCCAAGCCAGGTTAAATGCTACTGGTTCTCTACAACAGTGGTTTGATTCTGTAGTAGCAGCTGGTGAAAATGCTAAAGAAGTTTTGAACCAGATGGAGCAAGGAGAATAATTTATGGCTGATGAAACTCCAGAAGTAGAGCAAGAGCAAGAGCAAGAACAAAATCAAGAAGCTCAAGAAACTATGCCAGTTATCAATTCTTCTGAAGATATTGATGCTATGTTAGCTGATTTATCTGATGAAGAAATCTTAACAGCTAGTGAAGAGCAAATGAATAAATTCCTAGAAGCTAGGGATAATTTCTCAAATCATGGGGAAACTCAGGTTGAGGAAGAATCTCAAGAAGAGAAAGAAGAAGAAGGGAATGAAGAATCTTCTGATGATAAGACAGAAGATAATCAAAATCCAAATCTAGGTTCTGTAAAGATTAATGGAAAAGAAGTTCCATTAAACTCAATGGAAGATGTTCAGCAATTATTACAAGCTGGTACTAAATATAACACCTTATCCAACAAGTTAAAGCCTGTACAGAGAATAGCTAGGATGCTTGAGAAAAATGGACTCTTATCAGATGATCAGGTAAATTTTGCTATAAATCTACTTAAGGGAAATAAGACTGCTATAAGCAAGCTCCTTAGAGATAACAAAATTGATATCTACCAAGACTTGGATCCAGATGCTGAATATAGTGGAGTAAACTATAAGGTATCGGATAGAGAATTACAGGTAAAGGAAACTCTAGAAGAGATTGAAGCTGAAGCTAGCTACACTGATACAGTACATGCTATTACTTCAATGGATAAGGCTTCTCAGGCTAAGTTTTATAATAATCCTGATCTCATCAGAAGTCTGAATGATCAAGTTAAATCAGGTGATTATGCTACTATTCAGCAGGAAGTAGAACGTCAAAGAGCTCTAGGATATCTAGTAACTCCAGATGATTTTACAGCTTACTATACTGTAGGAAAACAAATGTATTTCGATGGTAAATTAAGCTCTTCTCCTCAGAATGGTTCTAATCAAAAAGCATCAAAAGCTAAGGTAGAGAAGAAGCGTAATGCTGCTTCTGCTCCTAAGAGTAAAGGTTCTCCAAAACAGACATTAACTGATATAGATATTTACAATATGTCTGATGAAGAGATTTTAAAATTGGACTTTAACAAACTAAATTTATGAGGTGATATTTATGCCATACCAAAATCCACATCTGTATAATGACCCAGCTGGTTATAGAACAGGTACTGCTACTCCTTCTACTATTGGTCCACAATTAGTAGATTTTATGTTCATCAAAAAAGCTTTAGCAGAACAGGCTAAGGAAATTGTATTCTCAAATATGTCTTCTACTATTGAGATTCCTAAGCATACTGGTACTGCTATTAAACGTTATGTAGACGTTTTAATGCTTGATGATAAAAATATCAATGACCAAGGTATTGACGCTGCTGGTCAGACTGGTGCATTGTCTAAGAACCCTAATGGTAACTTATATGGTTCTTCTCGTGATATCGGTGTAATTGCTGATAGACTTCCAGCTCTTGGTGAGCAGGGTGGTCGTGTGAACCGTGTTGGTTTCAAGAGACTTACCATTCAAGGTACCATGCAGAAATACGGTTTCTTCTATGAATTTACTCAGGATGCTCTGAATTTTGATACTCAGGCTGATTTGCTGCAGAATATGTCTAGAGAAGCTGTACGTGGTGCTACTCAGTTACAGGAAGCTATGCTTCAGAAAGACTTGCTGGATAACTGTGGTACAGTTTATGTACCTGGTACTGGTTTTGCTGATTGGGATACAGATACTGCTACTTCTCTGAAGGCTTCTGTAGATGATACAGCAATTCCTACCTACAAGGATTTCATGAAATTCAAGTTAATGCTTGATGATTTGAGAGTTCCTGGTTCAACTTCTATGTTTACTGGTACTCGTTATATTGATACCAAGACCATTCCTAGTGCTCGTTTCGCATTTATTTCAAATGCTTTGCTGCCTATGTTGGAACAGGTTAAGGATTTCAATAATCAGCCAGCTTGGGTTCCTGTAGAACAGTATGCTGCTGGTGGTTACACTCATCCTAAAGAAGTAGGTAAGATCGGTAATTTCAGATTTGTCGTAGTACCTGAAGCTTTATACTGGGGTGGTGCTGGTGCAGCTCCTGGACAGAACTCTATCCATAGAGCTACAAATAATAAACTGGATGTTTATCCTATTCTGGTAATTGGTGAAGATGCCTTCACAACTATTGGTTTCCAAACCAATGGTAGAGATGGTAAGATTAAGGTAATGACTAAGATGCCTGGTCTGGAAACTGCTTCCTTCGATGATCCATATGGTTCTCGTGGATTCACTTCAATGCAGTGGTGGTATGGCTTCTTGGCTCAGAGACCTGAAAGATTAGCTTGTATGTATACTGTAGCTGAACTTTAGTATTTTACCTAGCGTTTTACGCGTCTCCCCAGAAATGGGGAGATTTTTGTAAGGATATCAAAAATGACAAGAGATGAATTAAAAGCTAAATGTGATGAATTAGGGATTTCCTATAAATCTAATACTCCTAGTGCTACCTTGGAACAATGGATTAATGAAAAAGCAGCTGGTAAAGAATTATCTGCAGAAGAAACCCCTATTCAAAAAGCTACAAGATTAATCAGATGTAGAATTACTAATAACAATCCTAATAAGCAAAATCTGGAAGGTGAGCTGATTAGTGTATGTTTTAGTAATATGCCAAAGATTTCAAGATTTGTACCTTTTAACAAAGATGCTACTCATATTGAGAATGCTATTTATAAATACTTGTTAAATAAAAAGTACAATATTCCAGTTCTAGATAAGAATGGTTTACCTCATTTAAAGGAATTAAATGAATATACTATTACAGTATTACCTCCTTTAACTGAAGCTGAATTAAAGGCATTAGCTAAAGCTCAATCAATCCGTAATAATGAAGAGGATGAATAATGATTGAAAATCTAGAAAAGATTCTGTTAGATCCAGATACAGTTACTAAACTAACTACTCCAGATCCTAAAGCTGGAGAGATGATCCCTCATGCTGAATTAATCACTGAGGGTATTGGCACTTTATCTGGAAAAGGTGTATTAGATCAAGTAATGAAAGCAGTAGATGAGCATCTCCAGAAGGAATTTAAAGCTCAAAGAATTACTGGTTCTAATTATTCTAATTTATACATACAAGCCTTAAATACAGTTATCCAGACCAGCTCTCAATTCGCATTAGCTGGTGCTGAATCTTATTGGAAAGCTAAACTAGCAGAAGCTGAGTATAGACATGCTGAAGCTCAAATCCTCAAAGCTCTGGCTGATGTAGATACCCAAAGATTACAGGTTAAGATCCAGGAGAAAGAATTAGAGCTCAAAGAAAAAGAACTTATTCTTAAAGAAAGAGAAATTGCTCAGAAAGACGAAGAGATAGCTAATATGAAGTATCAGGCTTGGGCTACTCTTCAGAAAGTTCTTACTGAACAGGCTGAAACTCAAGATATGATTGGTACAATAGATCCAGCTCATATAGGAGATCCTACTACTGTATTTACCCCTACTAAGACTGTAAAAGGTACAGTAGGTGTAGCTAGAGAGTTCCAGGCTAAACAAACCTCTGAGCTTGAAAGAACAGCTGTACGTAGTTTAGCTGATCACTATAAGAGTGCTTTTGACACTAATCAGACTTCCTTAAATGATCTTAAACCTTATGCCTTTGGATATAATGGATCCAGAGTTAAAGCTGTAGAAAACCTCTTATTATCTAAGTTTGGTTTAGATGGTCCTTCAATAGATGCTCAGCATCCAGAAGCCTCTGAAGCAGATAGAGAGGAGGAATAATGGGACTTTGGGGAAGTAAGAAAGTAAGAAGCAGATCCTGTAGTGGTTTACTGGATCCCTCTACTGCTGCCTTCTCCTTGTCTACTACAGCTATAATTGCAGCTAATGATTACAAGAGTAAGTTTATGGATAATCTACTTACTCTTGCTAAATCCTGTACTTATACTAAATTAGTAAGAGCTCAAACTTGGGCTAAAAAGAAGTTTCCTTGGGGTTTGCTAGATACAAATGCCAGATACACTTATACAGTAGATAAAGCTGCTTTATTCAGTTTTCTTCAGGCACAAAGCTCAGAAACAGTAGAACTTATTACAGTATCTACTGGATCTGCTGATCCACTAACATTAGCTACTCCTACTATTTTACAAAGCTATCCAGATTATGATGTTTCTACGCATAGCTTTGTGTCTGAAGATCTTACTTATACCTACAATGGAGCTAATGTTGTTGGCTCTAATATAATAGTCTCTTTTTCAGCTGATGAAGAGCATATAGTTAATTTCACCATTACTGCTGATAGGAATGGAAATTACCTATATGTTTACTATAAAGATGGA